GTCCCAAACAAGGGCATCGGGGGTTCCCCCCCGTGCGGTCTACGACCGTACCTTGAAGAAGATCAAGGAAGTCCTGACGACACCGTCAGACAAAGGGCTCTACGAGCTAATTAAAGGTCCTCTAAGCAGGGCCATCGATCATTTTTACAATGATCTTCTTCTCCGCGTCGGTGGAGAAGGTGCACGTGACATGTTCTTTCGAAATGTCACAAAGGCAGGGAAGATATCCCTGTCAGACAGTGGGGAATTTTTTGTTCCCACAGACAAAGGCGGCAAACTAGAAGCCGCCAGAAGGGTTTTGCAATCCAATCCGGTCATTCCGGAAATTGACCTGGAAACAGGTAGGCCAACAGGCCGCAACCTAACGGTTGATTCACCTATAGGTGAAAGATTATTCCACTGGTCATGTGGAACATTTGTAGACCGGTCAAAGGTCTACGAAAGAAACAACATGAGTTGTAGATTATCCTTAGTCGCTGAACTAGGGAAATATAGAGGTGTTTCCATCTCTTCATTGCAGCATGCGCTGCTACTCCATCCATTCTCACACATGGGATTGGAACTAATCGGGGCAATGCCCTCGAGTCAAAGCGGTGTTGGTGCCGCCAATCATGCTTGGAATTTCTTCCAACGAATCTCGCATAAGAATCCTTCTGCGAGTTTTATATTCAATAAGGATATTGAAACTTCAGTCTACTCGACAGACTGGGAACAGGCCACTGATCACAGTGACCCTTACATTGCAGGTGCAATGATAAACCGCCTAATGGTTCATTTAGGAGTACCGACATGGTACAGAGAAACAGTGCTTTTCGCACTGACAGCTCCACGACAGGTGGAGACACTAGATCGGAACGGATGTCCGATCGAAGTTTTTTACACCTCTAGGGGTGTATTAATGGGTGACCCAGTCACCAAGGTGGTTCTCCACCTCTACCACCTCATAGGTAGTAGGATAGCAGGATTACTCCTGCAAGATATCTTTAAAGATGGCGTCCTAGACGCAGAATCCTCAGGCGAGGAGTCAGACTAAGTCTGAAATGTTAAGCTTAACACTACTACTCAAACACACGTGTTAGGGTATCCAGTTCTCAAACCGGGAACCCCACGCACTTTCGTAATGAAATTGCCACCCACGGCCGTGAGGCCAGAGCGACAACGCTTT